TTACCTCCAATTCTGTTATTTCGGTCATGTTTTGAAGCCCAAGTGAAAATGTAGCAAGTCGGCCACGGTCGATCTCCTGGTCCTGGCCAGAAATGCGTGTATTGAAGGATTTCTTCAGCTTTACCGATCCATCAATCCTCTCGATAAATTCATTTAGCTGGAGGCCATCTGCGTATAAAACCTTCATATTGATAAAGGGAAGCGTATCAAATGGCAGGATCGTCAGATCGGTCAAGCTATCGAAGTTGCCTGTCGGAATCACAAGCTTCAGCATTCGACCACGATCAAGACGGACATTGCTATTTCCAGAGAGGGCATAGTCCTTACGGAGCTTGAATACGTCATCATCAAGGACATATTCCTTCTGGTAATGCATCTTCTTTTTATCAGCGGTTTCAACCACGTCATGTACAATCGGTGCAAAGAGTCGAAGCGAATCCTTGATGGACCGCAGCGGCATTCCGGTTAAGGAGATAGATGCCACGTGGTCGTTTAATCCTGTCTTTTTCGGAGCAAGGAAATGTACCGTAACAGCATCATGCAGCGTATGCGTTGGCATAGAGGAAAGAAGAATCTTCTTCAGGACATCGTCTGCCGTGATCCGTCCATCCCAGCGTTCCTGCACACCCAGTCCCTGACCGGTGATGGTCGCCATGATATTTTGTGCCTCGATATGCCCGGTTCCATTTTGCATGGAAATCAGTACCTCGAAGGTATGGAGCTGATTTGCCGTAAGGCCGATGATCTGGTAATAGAGCGTCAGGAGATGCTTGCCGCTGAGCCAGGATTCCTTCGGGTGGAATTCCTCAACCTCATGACCATCCAGCATATAGAAAACTGAGAGTGCAGTTTTCCCGTCCTCGTCCCAGGAGAGTGGAAATGAAATCACCTTCTTGTTTTCAACTTCGTTTCCCTCGTTATCTGTGATTGTTCCAAGGTCAATGGTCGTTTCTGCAGTAAGCGTCCGGGTATCAGGATTACTTTCTACATCCATGATCGCCTGAGCATGAAATTCCGCATTGGTCTCATCACCGGATGCAAACTCCATGTTGATGATGGACAGCTTTTCTTCTCCGGCATCCAGTGCCAGTGCATTGGTGAAGGTATAAATGCTGAGCTTTGTTTCTCCAATGGAGCTGATCAGGCCACTGATGTTCTTATCATTTTTACTTTTTGCTGCAGCAAGCCTTGGATTTTTGCCGACGCATTTAACGGTTTGCTTGCCATTGATTTTTGTATAGATAGAAGTGATTGCAGACTGTTTGGTTTCGTCTGCATGCCCGCCGGTAAAGCGGAGCACATCGCCCAGGTCCAGCGCAGGATTGCCGATGGTTTCTGAATCAAAGGGTACATACTCCACAGTCGAGACAACATCGAGAATCGTGTTAATGATTCGTTTTCTCGTTTCTTCCAAGCCAAATTGCAAAAGCAGATTTACGCCAAGATTCATCGTCAGTCCATCATCCGGATCCTCCGCATAGTATTCCGCTGTCTCTGTCTTTTTGTTGGTGGAGCTGACCGCTGTGTAGCGCGTCACAAAATCGGAAAAGCTGCTGCTGAAGCGATGACGAATATCAATTGCCATGACTGGCGTGCTCCCGTAAGAGGTCAGACAGAGCTTTCCATAACGATCAATGACCGCAAAGCAACCAAGCATCTGGGCAAGGTAATAGAGAAAATCACGCCACGATTCGATGTCATTATCCTGATAGATACCAAGCAGTTCGGTGCCATTCGGCAGGGCCTCGATTTCTTCCTTTGTTTGCGCAAGCTCCACATGGCAAGCCTTCGATAACAGAGAAAGAAATTCATAGGGAGCTGCACTGGAAAGACCTTTATTGAAGGCTTTATCCAGGTTCAGCATTCCATCATAGGCTTTCAGCTCCAGTGTTTTGATACGCCGATTGGCTTCGGCCACATAGAACACACCCATCGGAATGCTCTCCGTACTGCCATCGCCAAGCAGCAGATGGAACCAGAGCTTGATTTCTGCGCCATCCAGGGTGTATCGGTCGATATCACAGAACAGGCTGATGCCAAGCTCTGCGGCATATACGGAGCCAAGCTCAATTTCTGAGTTCCCACAGCACTGCCTCGAAATATATCCGCTGCCTTTTACGATATCCTTATTTCTAAATTCATAGATTTTCTTATCACTGGTGGTGATCGTGCCGGTCCAGTAATATTTTCTTGTATTACTTTTGATTGCCTGCATAAAGGCATCCGATACTGGATACACAGCACCACCTCCATTAAAATTTGTTCAGGGTAAAGCTCACTGTCCACAGTCCCTTATAGGAGGTGTCCTTTTTGAGCTTCGCCTTAAATCCGCTGATATACATTTCTGTTTCTTTTTGGTATAAATCTTCGGTGTCAAAATACTGAACCGTCAGCTTTGGCTGCTTGGAATAGGCCGTCAGCTGCTTCAGCCATTTCGGAGATACAGAGAAAGAGACGGATATCTTCACGACACCCATCCTTACGACATCCCGCTGCGTAGTACCTGCCTCAGTTTCACCGCTGGAATCTGCCTCTATATCGGAAAGATCGAGGTCATAGGAATCCGGCAGTGGGAGGGCAGTACCATTGAAATTCAAATATTGCATAAATGCCATCGTTACCGACCTCCGCTTCTAAGATTTGCCCTCTGCTGGGCATTGACAATGACCTCGTCCAGCATCGTGCCTCCAAGGTATACCGGAATTACGATGTCTCCTGACTGACCAGTTGCACCGGCGAGGCCTTCACGGATTGCTGCAGTGATACCGGAAAGGGTATCAGCTGTTCCGGTAGATGTAGTGGCTGTGGCAGTTTCCATTCTTCCGATCTGCGGGTTGATCACCATGCTGGTCGCAACACCATCCATTGCCTTTGCCACAAGGCTCTTGCTCTCTTCAATTCCACGAGCAAGTCCAGCCATGAAGTCTGGCATCCAGGATTCATAATCAGTGAGTGGTCCTTCGTCCGGTACGGAGAAGTGCAGTACGGAGCGAATCTTGTTTGCCACACCATTTACCGCATCGGTAACTGCGCCAACAGCTGACTTGATACCATTCACGATACCCATGATGAGGTCACGTCCCCAGCTGAATGCCTGAGAAGCAAGCCCCTTTACATAGCCGACTGCTCGCTCAAAGCCAGAATGAATCACGTTATAAATCTGACAGATGATGCTGCCGACAGCCGACTTTACGCTATTCCAGATGGAAGAAACCGTGTTCTTAATGGTATTCATCACACCGGAGATATAGCCGCTGATGCTGTTCCAGATACTCGTCACCACACCCTTGATGGCATTCAGCACAGACGTTACAACCGATTTGATAGCATTCCAGACCGTCGTAAAGATGGATTGGATCGTGGTCAACACCGTAGTCACCACAGTCTGAATGGCCGTCCAGATTGTCTGGAAAAAGCTCTGCAATGCAGTGAGAAGCGGAGTTAGGAAGGCAACGATGGCATTCCAGATCTCCTAGATCTTTGTGCTGATTGCATCCATCGCCATGCCGATCAGGATTTGAATAGCCTGAAAGATCGTCTCAAATAGATATCGGAATGCTTCGAGCAGCGGGCCGAAAACCGATACAAATCCGTTCCAGATATTTGTGATTGTATTGACAATGCCCTGTACAATGCCACCGACGGTTGTGCTGATGGCAGTCCAGATGGAAGAAGCAGTTGTAGCAATGCTCGTCCAGATACCAGAAAGAAATGTTGCAATGCCAGAGACGATGCTTCCAATCGTATCGGAGATTGCCTGCCATACCGTACCGGCAAGTACTTTGATGTTCTCCCACAAGCCTGAAATGAAGGTTCCGATTTCCGTCCAGTGTTCTTTGATCACAATGACAAGATTCGCCACTGCAAAGACAATCGCAGCCACCACGCCTGCGACCAGTGCCGGAGCACCAAGAATGACCGCTCCAACCGCAGCAAGAGCAATGCCGACACCCATCAGGATGTCCTTTACAAGAGAGAATCCATTTTGGAACATATCAATGAAGTTTTTTACAGCAGTGATAGCACCACCGATTACAAGACCAATGCCGGAGAAAACCTTCAGCACGGCACTGATTCCGGAGGTCGCTGCACCGATGCCCTTGATGGCTCCCGTAACCGTATTTACGGCACCTGCAATCTTTGGTGGCATCGTCATGATAGAGCCGACTGCACTCATGATTTTTCCAACAAAGATAAGAACAGGACCAAGTGCAGCTATAAGAAGTGCTACCACGAGGATAATCTGCTTTACTGGCTCCGGTAGCTTATTCAGGAAGTCCACCAAGCCCTGCAGAGCCGATACCAGAGAACGGATCGCTGGCATCATAAGATCTGCAAAGGAAATGGCAAGCTCCTGAAGCTGCGATTTCAGAATCGTAAGCTGACCACTTAAGTTGTCCTGCATGGTTTCTGCCATTTTCTCAGACGTGCCATCACAGTTCTTGATCGCACCTTCAAGCTTTGAAATATCTCCAGGTGCGGAGTTCATGAGCGCAAGGAAGCCGGACATCGCATTCTTTCCGACCAGCGCTTCTGCATTGGAGGCTTTCTCAGAATCGGAGAGCTGCCCGAAGGCGGACCGGCAGTCTGCAAGTATTGCCGTAAGGCCGATGGCTTCTGCGGTATCCTCTGCGGAAAAGCCAAGTGCGTCTGCAATCGGAGCACAGTATTTGAAGGTTTCACCCATCATACTGACATTCGTATTTGCGTTAGAGCTTGCCGCTGCAAGGATGTCCGCGAAATGCCCGGAGTCTTTGGTGGTGAGTCCAAATGCAGTCAGTGCATCTGTTACGATATCCGATGTGGTAGCAAGGTCCTCACCAGATGCCGCAGCAAGGTTCATGATGCCTTCGATACCATCCAGCATGTCGGAGGTTTTCCATCCGGCCATCGCCATGTAGTTCATGGCATCCGCAGCTTCGGATGCAGAGAACTTGGTTTTCGCACCCATCTCACGAGCCTTTGCACGGAGCTTATCGAAGTCCTCTCCAGTTGCACCGGACACGGCGGCTACATGGCTCATAGAAGAATCGAAATCGGAGGCTGTTTTTACAGCAGCAACGCCAAGAGCTGTAACTGAAGCAGAGGCAGGAAGGAGCTTTTCACCGGCGGAGGAAACCTTATCGCCTGCAGACTTCAGGCTTTCACCAGCAGTAGCAATCTTCTGCACAGCAGTGGCAGACTGGTTTGCCTGCGCTTCCAGCTTTTTGAGATCTTCTTCCGTTTCGATGATTTCCCTCTGAAGAGCATCGTACTGTTCTTTGGAAATGTCACCATTCGCAAGCGCCTGATTTGCCTGCTCTGCAGCAGTCTTGAGGGTAGCGAGCTTTTCCTTCGTTTCACTGACAGCGTTGGAGAGGAGCTTCTGCTTCTGGGCAAGCAGCTCGGTATTGCCGGGATCCAGTTTCAGGAGCTTCTCGACATCCTTTAGCTGACTCTGCGTATTCTTGATTTCTGAATTGACATCCTTTAAGGCTGTCTGAAGCTTTGTAGTATCGCCGCCGATCTCGACTGTGATACCCTTGATTCTACTTCCCGCCATAGGCTCCTTCTTTCCTGAATTTGGGCATAAGAAAAGCACCTACCATTTTGATAGATGCTTTAATCTCTTTCTATATCTTTATCTGTATGCTTTTATAAAATCATCTGGTGTGATCGCCGGAACCTCAGAATTTTCAAAATCTCTCACATTGCAGGTGATAATGTAATCAGCTCCGACATCCTTTGCACATTTATCCTGCAGACAATCTTCGAAATCCTCGAAGGAATCTTTTTCAATTGCGTCAATTATCTCTGCCTGGGATGCAGTTGCAACAGTGAATATTTCGCATATATCTTTCAGATTCTGTCTGCGAACACTGTCACTTCGTTTTCTCAGCACATACCAGAGAGTGGAAAGCGTATGGAATGCAATGTAGCCGGTACATTCGCCAACTGCACATTTTTTTACAATTTCCACAGACTCCTCAAGATATGGATCCTCACGATTCGTGATGTAATTCAGAAGGATGTTTGTATCAATCAATATTACCGAATTTCTCATTCATCGCTTCCTCCCTTTCAACATCATAATCAATTGCTTCTGTAGCAGCCTTTCTGGATGCCTCAAGCCTTGCGAAAGCTTCCAGCCTGTTATTGTTATTTGTGTGCGTATCTGAAAGCGGTGCCTTGATAATGAACGGAATGCTTCTTTCTCTTAATGCAGTTCTGGTAAAGGTTTCATAAAAAGTCTGCTTTGTCTGACCCATTGCATCAAGCATCGCACCCAGTTCTTCATAAATTGAATCTTCTAATCTGATACTGATGGTTTTCATTTTGAGCATCTCCTTTCTTTACTTGAAATAATTATACACTAATTTGACTCACATAGCAAGCAATAGCTTTCTTTTTGCTAAAACATCTAACTTATAAATTTAAATTCCACTTCTTGAATATAAGGTAGAATTTAGTCTTACATAAATGGAACTTAGTATTACAAACCATATCTTAGTGCTGAATGATCTTTGCCTTGCATGTCTTTAAGCTACCTCTTATTCTTTAATGACTGCCCGTAGCTTTTATCAATAGGAGGTTTTATCATGTCAAATATTATTCCGGGCAACAATAAGCATCTCACTCTTGAAGATAGAGAATACATAGCATACCGCTTAAATGAGGGCGATTCTTTTAAGAACATCGCTAAATTCTTATGCAAGGACCCTACTACCATCTCCAAGGAAGTTAAGCTTCATCGTTCTTTGAACAACTGGAACAAGGGTTCTTTTAATAACCCAAGTAATTTCTGTACCAAACGTTTTAAATGCACCAGAATTAATGTTTGTGAAAA